CAGTATGAATCCGGTGACTTTGATTTATCGGTAAGACAAACCGTATTCATCGTTTTAGAGGATGCCGTAAGTTACGGTAATTCTTATAAAAAATGCCATTAATGACGTCAATCACTAATGGCATTATTTTATTCAATTAACACAAAGAATAAATTTTATTCCCACTCAATTATTTACAGCGCTTGTAACCAATTGACTAAAAACAAGTTTATGAAACTATAAATTCTGCGTACCGTTTTATATACCGTCACCGGAAAACAGTGCCATGTAAAATACCATGCTCAGCAGTCACTGCTTCGTAGGTTCGCTCGCAGGTTTTCCCTGACTCATAAGCCCTGTCAGCTGCTGCTGCATACTCTCCCGCTGCTTTGTCAGATTTGCTGAGCAACTGGGCAAGCAGTACGGTGATCTCTCCCCTTGCCTGGCTGAGGGCGGCAGTTGCGGAAAGCCTGCCGGTTTCACTTCGCCCGAGCTGGTTCTGGAGATCTCCGAGCTGTTGCTGCAGGCCATCAGCAGCACGCTGAGCATTATCGGCATCAGCCTTAGCTTTAGCCAGAGCTTTTTCACCATTACTTTGTTCCTCATCAGCGGCCGCCTGCCGGTGCCGTTCTCTCTCCCGCTCAACGTCATTCTGCAATGCCTGCGCCAGCACATCGCTCTTATCACGTTCAGCCCATTTTAATTCCCATGTCTGGTTGGCAGCATCCCGTCCGGCCTCGTACTGCGTATCACCGTGAACATTCCAGGCAACAACGCCGCCGGACACCAGAGCAGCAAGCATCGCGATAATAAGCAGCTGTTTCCAGTACGCTTTCAAAATGGTGATGATCATGACACAAGCGCCTTTTTGGCAGTCAGGTAACGCACACGGCGATCGTCGATACCATTCTGGCCGCCGTTGATGATCTGCGTGACGCGCGCCAGGTCACCGGTATATTTGAGGCAACCTTTTGTGGCGAAGAACCACGCAGCGCTGCGCGCCGCATACTCGTCCTGTGCAAGCAGCTCAGGCTGAGTTACCAGATCGACCTTTAACCCATTGCCGCAGTCGCGGTAATTCGTCAGGCCGGTTATCTGGATAAGTCCGCGACCACGGAAGTTATAACCGTCACCAGGTCCGTTATTCCCCATGCGTTTGCTGTACACCAGATTAGCAATAGCGCGCTGGCGCACCAGCGGCAACGATGGTTCCCCCTGGCGGCGGCCTAGCGCGTTGGCCTGGTCCTGAGTCAGCCGCCCGGCGCGCACAAAGCCAGCAAGACTGGCAATGCTGTAGTTAAAGCTTTCTACCAGGCGGCTGAAACCGCCGCTTTCATGCCCGGCCTGGGCAATGAACATCGCCTGATCCTCAGGCTTGCTGATACCAAACTCTTTCATGGCTGCCTCGATGTGCGGATGCCAGCGAGTAGCCAGATCCTGGCTGACGCCAGCAGCTTTCTGAAACTGGATAATGTCCATGTTATGACCTCGATATCTTGAAGATTTGCACGACGTTGCCGCGCGTTTTCAGAACAGCGGCAAGCATCACAGCGTTAATGACGACCTCAGACAGATCTGCGGCCATGGGGAAGTGGTAGAAGAATGAATACGCCGCCCGTACCGGAATGCTGGCCGCCGATACAATCAGGAAATAGGCAATCCATCCCCCCCACCGGCGGTGCCGCGATCCGTTGCGCTGAAAGAACATCACCCGTAGCGCAATACCTGCGCATATGATGGCGTTGGCGATAAGCAGCAGATCATGGCCTGTCATCGTCTTTTCCTCCCGGGATTAAATCGCGTGGATTATCAGAGCGGTGATACAGCCAGATGCCAACCCGCACAGCGACAATTGACGCAACGAAAGCGCCGGCGGAATACACAATGCCGCGCTCGAAAGAGTCCTGAGTGATTGTAGGGATCATGCTGGCCAGCCCGATAAGGACCGATGCTGTAGGCTTATAGAAGAGAAGACCGCAGAGAAAACTGAGAAGGGACAGAAGAACGCGGCGCCGGATGGGATATTCAACCGCTGAGGTGACAAATATTACCGCCCCAGCGAGTGAGCCAAGCGCCACCTCCGGCGGAACTCCGGCGACGACTGCAGCCAGTGCTCCGTAGCTAAGCCCCTGATTTACTGTGTCAGCGGTTAGCGTTCCTGACATGGTGACCACCGTTTACTATGCATGATGAACCTCCTGAAGTTGGTAAGCTCATCATACACAATAATCAACATTTGAATAAATGGTAATATCAGTTGGTTGGATACTCATCATCACCATTATATTCTTCTATTAAATCCTCAGCGGTAAGTTGACGGTATTCAATCATTTCATCCGTTTCAGTAAAGTCCATATCTACCATCCTTTTGATTTAATGAACCTTGCGACAAACTCTGAGTTTACTTGCACTCCAGAACGAAGAGCATTCTCTTGTCTGTATCGCGAAGGGTGCAACGAGTCATAACGTAGAGACCTTGGCGTAACCCCATTACTTACATCTGTAACATCAGATGGATAATTTGGGTTGGCGTTATTTTTAAAGTTTTGCAACATATCAACACCAGAAATTTCGCAATAGTTATTTGGGTACGTTGCCTTTAACTGAGCGTTATAACTATTAACGGTTGTAGCGCCTGGAGTTCCAGTAGTTTCAGTCTCATACGGGAATTCAGGTAAAATTACAAATTTATTGGTCCCAAGTGAGGATACTATCGACGCAATATCGGTTAGCCCTGTAGCCCAACTGGCGTTATTGCGCATGCACTGGATAATAACAATATCATTCTTAAATGTTGAATGTTCAGTTAGACTTTTGGTGCTCCATGAGTTTTGTCTTACCCATGGCAAAACAGTCATTGGCACAGGACTGGGAACGGAAACAGGATCGCCAGCACTGGAACGAGTGAATATCAATTTGTTTGTAATACCGCTGACGTTGACAGAAGAAATAGTCCCCTGAACCCCCGCAAGGGTAACCGTAGCTATACTACTTCCCGCATACCAAACTGCATCTTCATTTGGAGATAAATCAACGGACCCACTGGCGGGAATAACTCCCCCAACAGGCATATAGCTATGCTGTATAGCCCCAAACACAAGAGCGGCCTCGGTACTGGATGAGCCACCTCTTGCAAAGTTATATGCTCTTTTACCAAGAGACTCTGCCACACCATTGGCAAAACCCTGCTCTGACAGGAATGAATGTCCGAAAAATGAAATTCCTGTGGCACTGTCTGTCTTTGTATTTACATTGACAATGGCACGGGCTTTAATCCTGAGCCTAGTTCCGGAACCAATACATGAAGGTATATCATTTATTGTATCGGAACCATATTTCCTCACTATAGCAATCTGCGATGGGTCATCAGACAGAAAATACGATTGCAACAAACTTCCAGGAATTAGCAACCAGTTCAATCCTGTCCAGTAACTGACGTTCACTTCCTGAGCATCTAAAATCACGCCTACGGTTGCTGGTAGCGTTCCTATATACAGATTGCCAGTACCACCAGATCCGGATAATAAAAGGCTTATATCATACTCAACCTCATTACCTCTTATCGTGTATGAAGCCGTACCAGAAGTCAGCGTGACGTTATTAGCGCCAGCACGCAGGACCGGGGAAAATGTTGCTTTGAAGTACTCCACCTTATTAGCGTACGCCATGTTAACCGGAGAACCAAACCAATAATTAGAGGCACCTCCACCTATGCGGTTAGTTTGTGCAATCAAATGCCCAAGACCATTGAACACAACCCCAAACGGAGTATTTGAACGCAGTTGGATATCGTTATTATCAATAATGTTGTTTACACACCAATTGGATTGGCCTAGGGCAATTCCTGCGCGTGAGGAACTTGCCTGAGAACCAAAGAGAATATCATATTGCTCTGTCTCAATTATAGAGTTATCGATAACCCTTGAGTTATTTGTCCCATACAACCAAAGCTGAGTTTCACGATTATCTCGTAAGTGGTTCGAGGTAATAGTTATGTCTCGCACATCATTTGTAGAACTTTGTGTACCTGATATACCTGTATCAATACCCCTATTCCAGTTATGGAAGCATCTGTTGTCAGAAATAATGTTTCCAGAACTATAACCTGCGCCACCGCCACCGATATAAATTCCCGACTGCCCATTATTGGTACATGTATTTCTTGAGATCAGACAATCTACTATTCCTTCGCATGCAATGCCATCCCACTGAGGTTTAGATGAATTCCATGCAGTACCATCTTCAGTCGTGTATCCATTATCAAAATGGCTATCCAGAATACTTAGCCGAGTTCCACGAACAGTCGCCCCCATCGAGCAGTGCGTTACAATGCAGTTTCTTACTGTATTGTCTTGACCAGTAAGGCGAAACCCGTTGCTGAACCCCATAATAGTATCACTGTACTTACCATCTATGGTAAGTCCTTCGGCGCGGCAATTAGTCGCTGTATCCTTGAACCATACACCGTAAGCCTGTACAACTCCGATAGAACCCAGCCCACCAGTATTAAACTGAATTGAAAAGTCTTTGAGAAGTGAGCCGTTTCCAGCCAATGTAAAAAACTCATGCATTGCCGATGAAGGTGGCGTAGGGAATATGAAACCTGAGCCTGCACCCCCTCCAATGATACTCACGCCTGAAGGTATATTGAAGTTTACCGGGCTGCATAGGTATTTCCCGCCACCAACCCATATTATTTTCGTGGGCCCGATTGATGCTCTCTCAATTGCAAGCAATACCGCATCTGAATCATCACTAACCCCATCACGTTTAGCACCAAACATTTCAGGAGTAAGAAACCCCAACCCGCCAATTAGACTAGAACCTCCTAAGGAAGCTAATTTTATAGCCAGATCAGCCGTATCGGTTTGTCCTGCAATTGGCACAAAGTTACCCTGATCGTTACAGCCAACCAGCATATTAGACCTGATAGACTTTACAAAATATTCAGGAACATAAGATTCAGGAATTCTTAGCGACCGTCTAAAATTTGCATCAATTTTTTGATCAAGAACAGCATCACCAGCTTTCCAGGCATTGGTGTTGTCAATGATCTGCCCATCAACATAATTCTTCGTCGCTGCATCCTGAGCCTGTGACGGGTCACGCAGGTTACGGATACGGTTGTTAAGCGCATCGTAGTAGTTAGCGATGAAAGAAGGTTTGCGAAGTGCCAGCCGCAAAAAGCTAAAACATTGCTGGATCAGCATCGTTAGCTTGTCGAATGCATCTTCATGTACTTCGGCAAAGAACTTTCCTTGGTTGCGTAGGTCAGTTTCCTGAGTTGCCGGAAGTTCGCGAGAGATGGAGATCTGCCATCCACTCGCCAGCGGAGATGGAAGTACCACGCTGCCACCTGAATACGTTCCTGCCCCCATAACACTGTAGTCAGAATCAAGAGCCAATACGGTGATATTTTCGTTCAGGTCAACAACCTGAACCATCAGATCTGTTTTGGTGAAAATTCGGAAGGTATACGGGAATGATGTGGTTACGCCGTTCCCTGTGTAGTCGTTATGGTCGACTTCTGTTGAGACCGTCATGTATGAATCTCCGGCATTCGTAGCGCCCGGCGCGCCACACTACCGTCATTCTATTACCCATCAACTCATATATGAATATTACAACCCTTGATGTGAGTCATTATTACCTTAAAGGTAATCAATATCCTCTGGAAATGTGTTTTCTCTTTTGTTATATGTATATATATACAGTATTTTTTGGAGTATTCTTAATGCCAGAGCGGTACCGTTATCCTATTGAAGAAGGTTTTGCAGAGCGCATTCATACCCCCGCAGGTGTCAGATCTCTGGTTGAGCAGTCGCAGTTAATGGAACTTTTACGTGAGATGCAAATGGACGGGCACGACGTCAGCGGAGCGGCTGCGGAACTGGTGGCGCTGGTTAATTACGTTACAAGTTCGCAGGTCTCTATGCGCGACCTGCAAACGCACCTGGATTACTGCGCGATGCAGTTGCGGCAGCAACTCAGATAGGGATTGGGGTAACAGGCAACCTGGATTTCTATGGATGAAATCTAAGCGTAGCGCTACACTGATGAAGCCACGTTTAGTGGTCTACACATGGTAAGTGAAAATGAAAAAAGCATTAGCAGTGCTGTTTGTTCTGTTGTCTCTTGGTTCAGCTACACAAGCTTTCGCTGGAAACTGCCAGCATGATAGTGATACTGCAGCTGACGGCTCACGTTGTGGCGGCCGTTCTGCTGACTCCCGTCCCGGCGGTCAGTGATAATTAAGGCCGCGAAAGCGGCCTTTGTGACATGTCACGGCTTGCTATTCCATATAAAATACAGGCCGATTAGAGAGAAAATAAAAACAATACCCGTTGAGATATTGATATACATATTGCCGTAAAAAAGGTTATCGAATGAATTCTCTACAAAGTAGAACCCGGAACCTAAAAAGGTAACGAGACCAGTTATTAATCCGATTATCCTCAATACTTTATTCATCAATTTCCCACCGCCTTTCCTAAATCTGGCGCTCTACGTGGCGCTGTAGCGCCAGGCTCCCACCAACTCGTTGTGTTGAATTCCCGCTGCGCGCGGTCCCTTACCCTGTCGTTGTAGCCTGGGTTTGCCATCTCCTGGAGCTGTTGCAGGATCAGGTGATTGGTGATTGCCTTAGCATACCAGAGGTTGGCAAACGGTGTGATCATGCGAGCTGTCTTGAGTGCATCCGCTCCGAATGAGGTTTCCTCCCCCTGAAGGGCCTTCTGGGGGTTGGTGATGAGAAGCTTGGTTAACTGTTCAGCAAAACTCAACACAGGCCCACCCAATGTTGCCCCAATGCTTGATCCATACTGCGTATGGTCCTGGAACAGGAAATCGCCGTAGATACCGAATGATCCACCTTTCAGCAACGCCTGCACCCAAGTAGTTGGTTTGGTCATATCGAGAGGGTCATTGCCTGTGAGTAGGCTATTCATCTGGTTGGCGAACATACCAGCCAACGTTGTACCAGCAATATAAGACGCAAGGAATTTAATGGCTGGCACCGTATCAAGATCACGTGTGCGGTTAACCAACTGACGGAAACCGGCAAACGGGGTGGTTTTGAAAAGCATGAAGCTCTTTAACAGCTGACCAGCATCATCGCGGGCATAGGTGTCCAGCCCCGTTGCTGTCGTCACTGCGCTTGTCATCTCACCGTGAGTGATGCCCAGCAATTTCTGTGCGGCTTCAGCGCGGGCGTTGCGAACTATGCGGGAAATGGTCTGCTCTGCTTCAGCATCAAATGCCTGCTTCATCTTTTTCAGGCGCTCAGGCGGCAAATCACCAAGCGCGGATAATGCTTCTTCGCTACCAGCGCGTACCTGGGCGATGCGGTCAGTCATAATATTGGTGATAGTCTCATCCGGCACGGCGTAAATTGCATCAGGTGTCATACCCATATGCCCGGCTGTTGTCATTGGCCGCAACTCTGCCGCCGCCATAATAGCCCAGTCCTCATTACTCCATCCTTTACTTGCCAGAATGGTTTTATCGGAACCTTTAACATCATTCAGCGTTTTAAATTTGCGTGTTAACTCACCGATGTTTTTGTACATCAGCAGGCCAAATGACGCCTTATTTGCCCGGTCCATTGCAATCAGACCGGACCACTTCAGTGTTTTCTCAGCAAACCACCCGGTAATGCCGCGAGAGAGGTCGAAGCCACCCATCTTAGAAACGACAGCAGCATGAGAGTCCACCAGCAGGCCAAGCTCTGCGTTAGCCTTTTTGGCGTCTCCGCTGAACAGATTACGGATTGTATTTTCAGACAGCCGCATGCCATTGCGAGAAAACCCGAGAGCCTGCGCGTTGGCCCGCATAATGGCCTGATCGCTTGTCGCCGTCAGTACGCTGGTACCCAGCATGGCGCTGGTCATCAGGTTGCGCAGACCGCCTACTGCCGACGTGAATACGCTTGATGAAGCAGCACCGTTAAGCCCGGCCATAGAATTGAACATACGAGCAACTAATTCGGCTTCATCTTCCATCTCTTTTTTGCGTTTACCTCCCGTTACTGCTCGCTTATAAATGCGGTCAAGCACCAGTGAAAAGTTGCGGGCAGCATCCGGGCCAAACGCTTTAACAACGCCAAGGTCACGTGATGACGACTGCAGGTGAGACATCATTACACCAACCACCGGCTGCTGTGTGTAGCGCTCCATATACGCGAAGTGGGACTGCGCGTCTTTGAATGCCATTACCCTGCTTTGCGATCCGCGGTTCTTAATGCCGCCGGTACCCATAAAAGCGCCTGGCTCTATTTTGTTGGCACCGTCGGTAGCTTTGGTTTCAAAAATGGCCTCGAGTGCCTGGCGATACTCGATATCATTCATCGGGCTGCCGTCCGGATTAACGTAATTGCTACGATCCTGCGTGTTGTAAACGTCATCCACCCATGCCTGTCGCGCAAACTCAATCGGCGGCTGGCGGCCGGAAAGTCGCGCCTTAGCCTGTTCTGCCAGTGGCAACGACGCCAGCCACTCATCGCGCCCGGCATTGCGGATAAAATCCGCATCATCGACGTATGGCAGATGCCAGTCATCGCGCAGACCAATGTCAAACCCGTTGTCGTTCATCTCCTGGCGGGCCCGGCTGGTGACGTCATTCCATACCTGTGCGATTTTCTTCGCCTGCGGGTTCCCGGTGTCCTCGCCGTATAACTCTTTCAGGATCTGGAACTGTGCTGATTTAGCCGCCTGCTGGTCGAAGAGACTACGGAAACGCTGCTCGCCAAGCGCCTTACTCTGCTCAAAGAATTTGCGTACATCGTCACCGGCTTTGAGCAGCTCAGCGCTGAGTTGTCGTGACCAGTCCTGATATGCACCGGTTGCCAGTTCCTCGGCAGATGTAACGGCAATATCTTTACCATCCGATGTCCGCCTACCGGCAAAGATAAACTGCTGCAAATTAGCCGGTGTCTGTTGTTCTGGCGGGATATTGGCATCAAGGGTATCCGTTACCTTACTGATGGCTATCGCGTTCTGTGCGACGCGCTGGCGCTTCTTATAGACGTCATGCACTACGCGCTGGCGCACAAGGTCGGCAGCCTCCATATACGTTTGAGCGTCAGGGATCCCGGACTTCCCTTCCCTGGCGTTTTTCCGATGAACGTCACGCACCGCCTCTTTGATACGGTCCTCAATATTTTTCAGCTCGTCAGCCTTAGGCTGGCGGCCAAGTGTCTGTGCAATAGCTTCAACACATGCCTGTTTCATTATGGATTCCTCAGGAAGCACGCCGCGGCAACGGAATAAACTTTAGAGTCTGCCTGTACGGTTTTAATCTGCTCGTCAAATTCAGCAAGAACGTCAGATAGTTTTGTCGGCTGCCCTGTGTCAGGGTGCGCGATCGTTAATTCAGGATTGGCAGTAGCCATATCGCGGGCCGCCATCAGGTCATAACTGTTTGATGAAATCGCCTGGCCGGTGTCAGGATCAACACTGACCTGCCCGCCAGTTTCGTCGGCTGCCGTAAATGCACTTTCTTCGCGCGGCGCCGGTGCTTCTCCTGCCAGTTCTGACGGCGTTTCATACCTGACACCATTCTCTTCGAAAACCTGCTGCATTGCATGGTACTGCTCGCTTGCAGATTCCAGCATGCCTGGCCGCGCCGGGCCATCCAGCCCACGGGCCATCATGCCGATGTTCACCGGCTGACCTTCATTTAGCTGCCGGTATGCTTCATCCATGGCAGCCACATGGCTGTTGATGCTCTCGTTGCTGGCATGCAGAACCGGGGCCGACTCAATGTCGTAATAAAGCCCCTCGTTCAGAGTGTGGGCTGCATCGATGTCGCTAGGTTTAATTTCTGTCTCACGCACCAGGCCGCGCATACTTTCAGGGATGATCCCCTGCTGAATACGTGACAGGTCAGCGCGGGCCTCATAAAACTGACCTCCCTGCTGATGTGGCGCAAGAGTGTCGCGGGCATTCTGAAGGCGCTCTCTGGCAGTAGCGAGCTGGCTGGCTATGTCATCAAGCTTCGCCCTGTTTTCAGCATAATAACGGCGATTAGCGCCACCGCTTCCGGTTGGTGCTGCATCACGGATGGCTTTATCCTGAGCCTCAAGTTTCGCTACTGTACGCTCACCATTAGCAATTTCTGACTGCCACACCTTCCTGTCACCACGGGATAAAAGCTGATCTGCGTTCTGCTGCAATTCATTCATACGCGATTCGTAGGTAACCTGCGGCACCTCTGGCGCAGTAGGGCCATCACCTAACGGGGAAGGTTGCGGTGCCGCCTCATTTCCCGGTGACGGTGAAGCAGTTTCTTCAGGAACGCTCTGAACCTCTGCCGCGGGGATCGGCGCTTCGGTATCTGCCGGAGGTGGCGTATCAGCATTTCGCGAGGCCAGGTGATGAGCACCACCAAAGGCACCGCCAAGCACAGCGTCAACCAGCATCGCCTGCCCGTCAAATACCCGGTACTGCTTCGCCATATCGGAATAGCCTTTCTCCTCCAGTGTTTCGCCAACTGAATAACGGTTAAGGCCACCAAATCCTGTGTTGATTGCGATGCCTGACGCGATGCGCGTGGCCAGCGTTGTACCGATAGCAGCGGGAAGCGCCATGCCGCCGGCATTGAAGGAACTCTGTTGCGCAGCCAGATTACGCGCCGTGGACTCGTCTACACCTTTGGCTCTGAAGTCCTGATATGACTGCTCATAGGTAGAGCCAAAAGCCGTGGCGGCGCCGACCGTAGGGCCGCCGATGATTGAGGCACCAATCGCTGGCGCAAACTGGCCGAGCCCATAAAGCACCTCTGCGGCCGTACCCTGACTGCCGGCGTCTGGTTTCACATAACCGCGCGCGCCCTGCAGTTGCTTACCGATCGTGTCATAGGTGTCGTTCAGGGCTTTATCAGCGTCAGGGAACATAACGCGGAAAATGTTCACCGTCGGCGCCACATCTGCCGTGAATGCTGGATCGCTGATAAGTCGCTTACTAAAACCTACAGCTGATTGCGCGAGGCCGAGAGTTCCTTCCGCCACGCCGCGCACCGGAGCAGCGATCGAACCCTGGAAAAATGTCGGCTCATAGTCTTCAGGCCGTGCAGGGTTAGCCACCGTTTTATCGTCTGTCCACGCTTGGCCTTCCGGGGCCAAGGAAAATACATCAGCCATTATTCTACCCTCACGACGATAGCTTCATTGGTTTTAGGATCCGTCGCCCAGCGCCCGCTGCCACTTACCAGGCGATACTGGTTATTGCCAATATTCACCGGCGTAAAGTTTGAGGCTGCATTCACATTAAGCCCTGCATCCTTCAGCGCCTTCTGTGCAGAGGCCGTATACCGGTCTTTAAATGTTGATTTATCCATTCCGAATGGCATAACCACATCACCGCCATTAAATCCTTTGTACACACCGCCAGTGGCATATTGCGCAGCCTTCTCCACTACGTCTGAGTTAGCAGCATCTGTGCGTGTCATCGAGGTGTCACCAGACTGATAGGCGATACCGGCATAAGCAGCTTTGAACAGGTTGTAGCTTAGTTGGCGCGCCTGTGGGTTATTGGCAAACGCATTTCCTACCTGGTCATCAAACGCACGCTTGAGCTTGTCCTCACTCGGCAGTTGAACGGGTGATATCCCAGCATCTTTCATAGCCTTGGTCGGGTTAAGAAGTTGATCGCCAGCTAGAATAACCTTCGATACGTCGTACTTATTCATGGTTGGCTTGTAGCCAATAAACTGGTCGTAGGATATGACCGGGTTTCGGTTGTCATACTGGTTATCTGGTGTACCTAGAAGCAGCGCGGAATACGCTGTAGCGGCATTGTTCGGAGCGATTGCAGAAGCTACCTGACGCATGGCCGCCGGCGGTAATGTCTGGCCCATTGTCTGAAGTAGGTTAATGGTCTGATCGACGTTTTGCGTTCCTCGCACCTGCTGCGCGAGTGTAGACGCTTCCTCACTTGAGAGAATTGGCGCAGATATCCCGATCTTCTGCAGGTCGGGTTGTGCTGAGAAACGGCGTGAAATTTCTTCAGTAACTGCCTGAGGGGTATTATTTTGCATTGGCCTGTATGCACCAATGTCCACGGCGGCGCCAAATGGGTTATTTTGCCGCTCTGAAATAACTTTTGTTGCAGCGGCGGTAACCTGATCATAAAGCGCTGCGCGCGAGGCGTACCCTTCACCAGTCTGTTCCGGCGTCGGCTTCAACTGGTTGACGTATGCCGTGATGCTGTTGGTAGGCATATTGCGGAATGAGCCAATGTACTGACCGGAGATCTGCGTATTTTTGAATTCTGTATATCGCTGGTTTCCCTCTCGCACGCCATACGCCGCCAGAAACTCCTTTTCACCTGGCGGGTCAGGGAACTCTACACCGCGCATATATGCGGCAGTAGCATCGCGAACCACACCATCAATCTGTGTTCTGTATTCCGCCTGCTGCTGTTTGCGGATCTGGTCTGCCTGTCGCAAGAAAGTCGCCTGAGCTTCAGGAGACGCAGCATCGAATGCCGCATTTCCCGTGTAACGTTTATTGCTGCTTGGCAACTGAGAGAGGCCCAACGCCGCGCTGACGCCGGTTGATAGCTGGTCAGGGCTATATGGTTGCGTGCCATTTTCATGTTTAATGATGGCGGCACAGAGCGCCTGCAGCGTATCAGGGTTGGAAGCATCAAGCGGCTGGTTAGCAGTGACGCCGAGCTGCGCGCAAACCGCTTTGATGTATGCTGCCGTATCATTGTTGTCAGACGGCGGCGCCCAGCGGTTGATGATCTCGCCAACCGTATCGATCCCCTGCCGCTGGTATGAAATCAGGTTGCGCCCCAGCGCGCGGATCCCGTGCTCCGGAGTCTCGAATTTTGCAAACCGGCCATCACTGCCGGTCTGCCCTACCCATGGGTTTGATGAGCTGGCTTCGAGGTTTCCCGGGTTGTTGTTTCGTACCCCGCGAGGACCATCAGCAGCTGACTCACCGCCGCCAGCAACAGCCCGGCGTGAACCGGCTACCGTGTCGCTCAGCTCACCGTTGCTCTGAATGAAGCCGATCGCGTTATTTGCTGACCACTGAGAAAGCGCGCCATCTGCGACTTTCTCTTTAAATTCTACCTTTTTGGCTTGTATCTGCTCGTCACTCCAGCCATGCGCTGCACCGAAGCTTTCTATTTGCTGAAACGCTTGCTGGTTAGCCAGCACATAGCTGCCATTATCGCCGTACATCGACGCCGCTGTTTTGGCGCCGGTGGTCAGCGTTGCCTGGAACTGCCCTTCTTCGTAGGCATTAAGCTGGCCTATCTCATGCCGACCGGCTTGCGATGTAAACTGAATACGCTGCTGCTGTACCTGCTGCAAGAAACCCTGGCGGGCAGACTCCGGCAACTGCATCGCAAGCTCCTGCGCCTTTGCGTCAAACAGCTGCGTATACTCCTGCCCCTTGCCGAGGGCATTTTTACCCTGCAGGTTGAGCAGGCCATTCTGCGGGTTGGTCATCAGGTCGCTGGCTGTCTGCGTCAGTTGCAGTGATGCATCCTGCGACATTGCCACATCGGCGCGCTGTTTAGCCTGGCCGAATACGTCAAGCGCCTGACTGCCCACATTCACCAGCGCATCGCTGATATTTGGCTGATCGACGGCCTGAAATCCTCCGGTCTGCACGCCGCGGCTTTCAACCTGGCGACCGGTGACGGTTGGTACAACTGGCATAATTATCTCCTTATCGACCGGTTTTTGTGCCAACTGCGGCAGAGATAGGGGCTGCGGTGCTCTGCGTGAACGGGTTCCATGTGCCGCCGAAGGTTTTATAAGCCCCATAAGCGTTCAGCGGTGCCGTGAGTAACGTTGTTGCTGCCCCAATATTCCCCTGCTTACGTGCTGAGCTGGCTTCTGCCTGATAGTTGGCCGCCTGCACCTGATAACCGTATGCCTCACGCTGAGCGTTATTAACAGTCGTCAGAGCATCCAGCGTGCCGAACTGGGCGGTATCGCCGAAAATGTCCAGAGCGTTGCCAGAGGAAAGATCCGCGCCGGTCGCTCCCATGGTCGCTGCCTGTGTCCCGGCTGCCTGCCGGTTGCGGCGGCGCACCTCTTCTGCCTGGCTGTTTCCACGATTGATTGAGTCCTGCGCCTGAGCTTCTGCGACATTTGCATTTTGTTGCGCTACTGCTGAGGCATATTTGCCATTCTGGTACTGGCTAAGCGCCTGGACGCCACTCAGGGCAAGCACGGCGCCGCCAGCGATTACTGGATCGCACATATCACTTTCTCTCCATGTGGAAACGGTGAAACGGTAGCCCCTGCACGCCATACGGCGCCGGGTCTTCCAGGGTAAAACCAAGCCAGTGAAGCCACGCTTTGGCGACGTGGTTGCGTACATCAACATAGTTTTCAAGGTGCGGATAAGCGATCAGCATTGCACTGACCACCTTTCCGCATCGACGCAGGAAAGTACGCTGGTATTTTTCCAGATCATCCGTACCAACAAGCCATGGGAGGCCGGCGCCGCCAATCATAGATTTAGGCGCAACGCCGAAGACAGTTACCACCCGACCATTGATCAGGCCGGCGCAACAGAATGTTGATGTACGTAACCCGCACTCCAGGACGCGGGCAGCACTCCAGCCATTGGTGGCGGCAAACTCCTCGATGTCGGCCAGGCGAACGCGGGGGATAATTTCAGCGATGTGCGCCGCGGTGGCCGGGACTATCTGAGCGTTAATCATCAAAAACCTCCCACGGTAATACGGGGGATCACCGCCAGCACAGAGAGGGGCAGCGGGTCTGTCTGACGGATTTTTACCCGACCGTTTTTATCCCAGTTGCTGTCGAGTTTGACCTCGACTTTACCTGTGGCGTCGTCAACCGGATCGTCGTAAAACTCGAATTCGCGCTGAGGGTATTCGTACCACTGGCCGCCTGGCGTTGATGCCCAGATGCCGCGGCTGGCGTTCACCACCAGTGTTACAGTATTGATAAGCTGTTTCTTATCAAGCAGCGTCTCCTGACCGTTAATATTGATGTCCAGGGTTTCAAACTGGGCGTTAATCGGCAGGCCGATGTGGACCACGGCGCCGGGCTTTTCCAGCGTAACAGTGCCGCCGGTAACAACCTTCTGCGGTTCCACGCTGGCATCCGACAGGATATTGACGGTCTGCCCTTCGAGGTGATCGAGGCCTGCGAATACCTGCCGGGCCATATACCAGTTAGTGGTGGCGGTGTTGCGCAGGACAGGAGGAATATTCCGGTTTGCCGTCACGGTCACCGAGTTACCGCTTTCGACCGAAATGATGTCGCAACGCAGTTGCATGGCTACATCGCTGCCATCGTCCGGGTCGCTGCCGGTGTAGGGGAACTGGATCTGCGCGCCAACATCACCTGCAGTGAAATAGCTGCTGCCGCTCATCGTCAGGGTATACGGAACCTGATAACTCCAGTCGCCGCTGCCGCCGCTGATAGTTGCCGCCCGGCTGCCGGTATTGCGTCCGTCATAAGTCAGTCCACTATCGACAAAGAAAGCGTCAAGGTCATCGGTAAACTGGCGGCTCGCTAGCCGCTCGATGTAGCGTTTCGTCTGGCCGTTGATGGTGCGGTTAACCACGAAATAGATCGCGTCTTCGCTACCTTCGCTGATGCCGCACGTGCTTTCATACTTCCCGGAGCTGGATTGCGGAGACCAGGCGAAAACCTGCTGATCGCGCAGATAGGTAAGCACCAGCAGCTTGCCGTCGTCACGCACGCAAAACGCGCTGGAGAACGGGACAATGCAAAATGCCCAGTCGACAATGCTGCGTTTCTGGAAAAGGTGATTGGCGAGGATAGTCAGGTCATTACCCTGGAAGCCGTCAACATCAAACGAGTATGCCAGATCCCGCACCACGCTACCCTTTTCCTGGATAAAGAGCGCGATATTAGAAACGGCGATAGGCGGCACATCGCTGCTGCCATTTGAGCCCTGAGAGCTCAGGGAAAACGCCGATGGCGTAAGCACCTTATTCTGGTCGCCGGTCACAACAAACTCACCGCCGGAAGTCAGAACAACCAGCGATCCGACATCGATAAGGTGACGGATCTCGTTAACCTGCCGCCCGGCATAGGTATAAACAATTCGGTCATCATCCTGAATCGGGTTATTTTTGCCGAAGTCTTTATAGTCACCGGTGCGGCTGGCCCAGATTGTTTGCGGATATGCTGGGGATGCAGCAAAGTACAGCCGCTGCTGGTAATAGACCACCGTAGCCGGGTAGCCATCCACACTGTTCCAGGCGTACCGCGCCCACTTATAGCTGGCCTTGTCAACGCCCACCGCATTTTCAGGTACTCGCGAGACAACATCTGCAGTTGCAGTAAGCCCGTCACCGTCGACGGCTGTGATCCTTACAATGCCGAACCCGCTATGCAGATACTCCCACTGCACGCCAGTATCATCATCGCCGGTACCGCCCCAGCCATCCCAGGACATACCCTCTGTATGTGAGGGCCTCAGCGTTCCGGTTTTGCCTGCAGTGTTGGCACGATAATAGTTACTGTCCGCGCGGCGAATATCGTCAATGCTTGTATCTTTGCTGGTCTCCCAGACGGGAACAGAATCGACCGCCGGCTGCTCGAGATAGAACAGCTTTCCGACCTGCTCAGCCCCGAATATGGCCGAGCTCGCAGTAAGGGTAATTGTCCCGGTGGTAGCGCTGGCATAAACGGTTACTGATTCATCGACGTTAATATCTTCAAACGGGCCGTTGGTAGTCTGCACGTCGACGATCTGCCAGTTGTCATGCGCGTAACGGCGCAGCTCTTTAGGCGGGTATGAAGGATGCACGATCGTCATTACGTCGGCGCTTTGCGTGAACTTCAGGCCGAAAACATCATTTTCTGTATACGGTGTGGCCAGCTCGTAAATCACATCGCCGGTGGTCAGAACCAGGCCGCCGTCTTTGATGACGCGCATGTAATTGTGACCAAACTCCAGCGCATAGGTCTGCACCGTCGAAAACTGGAAAGGTATCAGGCGACATTTGCGATCTGGGTATTTCGCCGCGGCGATGAACTGCGTACCCGGGCGGTTCTCTACCCCGCCATACTGGCGCACAATAAAGTTATCGCACTTGCGCAGCGCCACCTGGTATTTAGCCATATCGATGCGGCCATATAATGATGGTGCAATCTCGCCACCAGAAAAGCTAGGTTGTATCCAGCTAACAGCCATCAGCACATCCTCGCTACGGTAAACGGATCGTCCGGCAACTGCGGTTCCTGCGATTCATTCATGCTGTGAGAGCCTGCGCTGAGGATTACGCGGCTGTACATGTTCAGCGCGTTATTGCCGAGGTCGGCATTACCGGTAATCACCATGTTGATTGCCGCCGCAAGTCTCCAGGAAAGAGCCTCCTGGAAGATGGAATCGAACATGTTCACGTCGGTGATGCGGGCAACATACCGAAGCCAGGCCTGCGGAAGATCGGTGTAAATCAGGCGCCCCGTGCCGGCGCTGTCCGCGCCGACCACGTACTGCACGCGCATAGCAGCCGTTGGATACCGTACGCCAGGTAGCGGGATCTCAATAATACGGAGGCAGTCAGTGGGATAGGTATACGCATAATCCCAGTCCTGCGGCGGGTTGTTTGTGTCAGCCAGCGCGATATTCTTGGTCGCAAAATTCCAGTCAAAATCGGCCAGGACAGCATCACGAATCGACTCATAATACAGGGAGCATTGCCCGGCTTCTTTGCTCGCCTCGGTCAGGCTGTTAATGCTGCGGTTGTTGCCGATATTGCTCAGCGCCCGGTTGCAGATCTCAATGACAGAGGCCATTATTCGCCCCCTTCACCGTAAAGAGTCTGTGCGGCCGTCTTAGGTGCCTCACCCGAAACAGGCGCCAGAGCCATATCGGTAATCTGCAGATCCGCGCTGCGGAAAGTGCCATCATCACCTTCACGGGCAGAAATGCCTTTGATCACCGCTTTGGCAGTAATCATCACTTCCGTCCCGACGTTCTGAGGCTGAGCCTTAAGCTTGTTCAGCGTGTCGTTATTCAGGGTGATGCACAGTCCCCACGGATATTCGTCGCGGGTTTTAGTCTCTCCGCTTTCATCCTGGTAACTGTCGGTGCCGGTTTTGAGATTGACCATTTCCATAGAACGCTCCTACAAGAAAGGGGCCTAAGCCCCTTGTTTTATTCCGAGGCTCAGACGCCTAAATCTTTTCGCTTCTCTGCGATTTTCTCGCGGAGCGTTTCTGCTTTGGTGTTGTGATGAGGTTTCTCGTTAAAGAGCAGTTCATACTCTTCGCGGAGCTTATCCAGATCATCATCAGGATCCGCATCGTTCAGCGGCTCAGAAACCGCCTTAACCGTTGCTGATGCCTTGCCTTTAGATTTGGCCTTTGCCTTGGCTTCCTTTGCCGCATCGTTCAGCGGCTCAAGAGCGCTGCCAGGCTCGCCGTCATATTCAACCTCTGAGCCTTCCGGCCACAGATTGCTGTTGATATGTGACAAGCGAAGAACGCGGTATTTTGCTTTTTCACCAGACATCGATTTCCCCTTAGCCTGTCACTTTGGAGCGGATCGGATACGGCGTGTTTGCATCCACATCCAGGTTAATACCGGAAGTGAACTCGCCAGCAGTAAGAGGGCCGGTTGCCACGGAATAGTTCACACGCAGATAGCGGAGAACGCCCGCCGGGACTTTCGCCGACACAATGCGCTTACCGGCAGTGAGTGCAGCCAGAGCCTGCGCACCGCTGTCATACAGCGTTGTCCAGGTGCTGTTGTCCGGGCTGGTCTGCAACTGCACGTTGACAGTAGCAGCGCCAGCAGCGGTTGCGGTGGTGGTCACCAGCGCCCAGAATTCAAGCGGATAACCGATACCGATATCACGGCGGGTACCGTCGATTGGGCCAAGGTCGATTACATCGGTTGAAGCAGCAGTAGCCGTAACCGCCTGCGCTTCGGAGAACATCAACAGTTTGTCGAGGATCATCTTTGTCTCTCCAGTTAGCAGCCCGTTCCCGGGCCGCTGGTTATTGTCAGGGGTTAAACCACGCGAGCTTCGGTTTCCAGCAGCGCATCGGTTTCGCGAATCGGAACACCGCGGAAGCTGGTCCACCATTCCCCTTCTGTCTCTTTAACGCTCAGCGCCAGAGAGGCTTTATCCAGGGACTGGAGGTCAAGCGCCTGCGCCACGGTGCGGTTCATGTAGAAAACTGGTTTCCCCATGCCACGGTTAGGGATGCGGTGCAGTGCTTTTACCATCAGGCTTACGATGTTTGCGGCGGCCGCCGGATCAGACAGATCGCTCACATCGATGTTTGCGATGCGCACAACATAGCGCCAGTCGCGAAGAGTCAGACCGTTATCCCACTTATAGTGAGTGCGGTAGCCTTCATACTGGCCGCCATTGGCATCTTTAAGGGTCTGCTGGCCCTTATCTTCCATCTGCAGGCCAGCCTTTTGACCTTTCGGGAAGATGCCGTGAACCGTGTTTTCACCCCAGACAACGAGCCAGATAGAGGTGTTATCGGTACCGGTGCCGCCAGCGTCGATGATGTTCTGCCCGTTACCTGCTGACTTGCTGGAGTAGCGAGAAGACAGGCCCATGAACTGTTGCGGGTTAACGCTGGAATCACCATAGAAAAGCGTCTGCGCCATCTGCTGGTTCATGGCTTCAATGAAGGCGCGGTCTTCTGACAGGCGGAATTCGGCAGTATTGCCATTCAGATCGGCCAGTGATTTATCAATTTCCGCGTAGGTTTCCAGCATGCCAACGGCATCGGTTACCTGCACAGTCGTCGATTTGCTCGGCTGCACGCCGTAGTTCAGCAGTCGCCAGGTTGCCGACGGCAGGCCTGAGCGGATAGTGGTACGGTGACCGGTCGGCAGGTTGCCTTCAACGATCAGCATGTCCTGCAGGATTGGGTTGGTCTGGGAAAGGAGCTCGATAATTTTATCGACTTTCCCGTTCGGGTCGATGCGCTTGCCCCAGTCTGCCAGCGTCAGCGCAGTTAAGCCTTTAACAGCCATGGTTATATCCTCTCTTATTTGCCATAGAGCACTTCGGCAGCACTACGCTGGCCGCTTTCTTTGCCAGTAATCACGCCATCTTCCGACATCGCTTTACCGACCTTAATGAATGCCTTCACCAGCTCCGGATGGTTACCCAGTCCAGTGCCGTCCAGATATTCGCGAAGCTCGGGAGTACCGAACTGATCAAGCGCGCGCTGCGCTGCGCTGAGGTTTGCCGTCAGCTTGTCTCCGCCTACTTCCTTATCGGCCTTAACGTCAGCGGCCCACTGCTCGGTTTGCGCCTGCCAGGCTTCTGTCTGACGCTGCTGCACACCGGCCAGAATTTTCGGGTATGCATCCACCAGCTTCTGCGCCTGCTCATTGGTCAGGTTCAGTTCACGGGCAACCGGTTCGAAGTCCTTCAGCGCTTCGGCGTCCAGCTCGACACCTTCGCCTGCCTGGAATTCGTATTTCTCCGGCGCGCCTTCCGGTTTATGTTCGTCCTTCTCTTCCGGCTTTTCGCCGTCTGATTTATCGGCCTTATCGTTCTGCTCTGCGCCTTCATCGGCAGGCTTGTCGCCTTCCTGTTGCGCAGGCTCTGATGCCGGAGTAGAGGTTTCGCCAGCAGGTGCTGCAGGTTCAGATGCCGCCGGCGCCGCGCCACCATCAGCTGGTTGCTCATTGCAAAGGCGGCGATACAGCAGGCGCTCAAATAAATTCATGGTTACTCCTGTTCACTGGCCTCTGCGGCCATCTTCAGATACTGATCCGGGCAGTGCGTCATCACGCGCTGGAACAATGCCAGCGCCAGGTTGCGCTGCCCTTCGTTGAAAGCTGTAACCTGCGGGTCGCCGGCAAAGCAGGCAGAGAACACCTTCCCCTGCTCCAGCACAGCCCAGATAACCCGGCGGCCCTGCGCGCTATCCATGACGAAACGAATGTCGTCGATGTCGCGCTGTAGAAGGATTTCCTTCTTGCGTGCTGATTCAGCAGCTAACTGGTCATCATCAAAATCTGTCATTGCTGACCACCTGCAGGAGCGCCTGCTGCATTAGAAAGTGCGGTGAGAACGCTCGGATCTGCGGTCTGCGCTTCGCTGAGTGTCTTGGCACCCTGCGCGGCGGCCATACCCATTGCCATCGCCTGCTGCTGCTGTTGCTGCTGCGCGCGCTGTTGGCGAATCTGCTCGACCTGTTCTTGCGGTACGATGACTGTCGGTGATGAGCCGGACATTTCAGCGAAGGCATCGATAGCCTGATCAGCGTCAAGCTTGTCGAGTGCCTCCGTTTTACCGAGCGCTGCGAGCTGGCCAATAAAGCCAACGGTGGATGACAGACTGGATAGCCCGATAGATTTCTGCGCCTGCGCCATAACAGAGATGTATTCGATGCGCAGCGGCATACCCTGCAGGAAGTCAGGCGGAGGCGGGAGAAGGTTCTTACGCGCCATGATGGAGAAGGTGCGATCGATAAGCGGGTTCAGGCATTCATCGTTCAGACGCTCCAGCACCGGGCCCAGCATCAACAGCTTCTCTTCTTTCATCTCGATCACTGCTTCAACCGGCATCGAGCGGGTATTGATGTTCTGCAACATCATGAAGAGGTCGACAAAGTAGGCGCTGTTGATGATCTGCCGGGTATCCTGGATATCGGCGAGCAGGTCGGCTGTATTCGGGTTCACCAGATAGGCGGGCTTAAATCCGTCCTGACCGGTGACCTGATCGATGTAGGTGATATCGCCAGGCAAAAGAGAAACGCGCTGATTCTTAAGCGATGACGGACCAACCATCGGCGGGTTTGTCGCTTTGTCGATGAGCTGACTCTTGCGCTTCTGCTCCAGTTGCAGGGCCTTAACCTGCCCCAGCGCAATCATGCCCGGGCAGGAAGAGCCGTAAACGTCCTCGCCGTTGACTTCCCAGCGCGGCGCCATAATGGGGAATTCATCGAAACCTGACTCACGCAGCACTTTGTCGCTGTCGCCGCCAACCTCGTAATAAACCGATTTGACCGGCTTATTTTTGCTGTTGAGCTTGGCAGTATCGCGATCGATGTTCGGATAAACGGCGTGAATTACCTCGATCCAACTTTCGTAACTCCCGGCATCCCAGAGACTTTTCACCGAGGTGCTGACATTCTTCATGCCAAATTCCATCACCAGCTGACGCACAGTCATGGAGAACTTACGGAAACAGGTATCAACGCTGCCGCGTGCGGAGTTAGCCATGTAGTAACTGCCGATCGGGAACATCATCGTGCGGATAACATCGCTGTCGTCTTCAAGTACGGCCATCGCGCCGGTGCTGTAATTCCCCAGGCTGGCGTAAAGCAGCGGTAAAGACTGATAAAGATTCGACTTGTTGAAAACTTCATTCATGCGGCGCTGGACAACTTCAAGCCAGAGCTTGACCGGGCCATAGTCCATCATGTCAGGGTCAGGCGTTGCCAGCTTGAACCATGGGCGCGCCGGTGAGGTGATCCCCGACATCATCCCGCTCGACAGCGTGCGAGCTGACAGCGTGGCAGTGGGGTCAACAATTTTGGTATTGCGGCGGTCATCGCGGTTTACATCGGTGACCAGGAAACGGGAACCACGCGGATTGATGAAGTCGCTCAGTTCGCGCCAGTGCGGTTCGAACGATGAACGATCATTGGTGAGTTGAGCCTGCTGTTTTTGCAGTTGCTCTTTCAGGGTTTCCGCTGCCATTCCCCGCGCTCCTGTTACTGGCCGAGCAGCGTTTTACCGCTGGTGTTGGCTGTTGAGGTGTCACCCTGGGCACCAGTGAGCAGAGTCGATGCTCTGCCTGCGGCGGCACGGCGGCGGCGGGTTTCTTCATCACGGGAATCGACTACGGCCTGATCCTGCTCCTGCGGTGCTGCCTGAATCTCCGGCGCTGCGGGTACAGATGGCGAACTTCCGATGCACATAGCGATGCTCCATACGCGTTTAAATTATTACCAATTTAATCACATATGATTTATTTAGCGTAGTGTATTGACTTTATTAGATGTAATTATTACCTTTAAGGTAATTAAACGGTGTATGGCACATGCATCGCGGCATTTATGCCGAAGCGGTCCGGCGGGGTTCCTTGGTGTTCCTTATCCCGAGCGGGTAGCCGGAATGTGCAAGCCAGTTAACGGTATGCACTGACAAGGGATTCACCATCCTGGCGCCTCGGAAGAGACGAGGTCATAACCAAAAGAGCGCTGGCATGCAAAAAACATCTCGCAGCCGTTGCGGTACCAAAAGCCAGGATGGAACGGCATAACGCGGTAGTGCTCTTTTTGTTGTGGTGAATAAGGCATTAATCCGGCAACCACCGGAGATTGTTAGTAGCATCTGCGCAGAGTTGCTATGCCGAATAGACTGCGTACCACAACCCAATCACGCCTCAGGACCGTGATGCAGTACCAGTGTGATGCAGTCTTGGCGGTGGCAGTAGTTATCCCACTTACTGACCACCGCCCTTTTTACAGCAGGACGCCATTGCGATGACTTCATGCTGTAAACCCTGTGACACCCAGCCAAGGATGGCACCCCTCATTGCTTCCATTTCGCCCGGTTCTCCGGGCATTTTTTTAAGGTGATAATCATGAAAGAGAAGACTACTGCAGAACGTTATGCCGCAGCTATCAATGCAGCAATGTCGATTGTTAACCTGCGCGAAGAGATTAACGACCAGCTTGCTATTGTCCATAAAAATCTGACATGTTCAGAGTTGCTTGGCGGCGAGTACAACAGCGAGGCAGTGAAGGAGGCATTTAAAAACGCCGAGGTTGGAATAATTCCAGCAAACTATGTCAAGGCTGAATGTGTATTCCTAAAGGCGCGAGTAAGTCTACATGAATATCCTGGTAATCTCGGTCGCACTGCAATGCGTTACGTGATAGACGAATCGAAGGCCAAACACAATTTGCCTAAATAACGACGTGACATGTCACAATCAGCCCGCCGATGTGCGGGCTTTTTCATGCATAGGGATCGTAGTCAGTGATGGCCTTGCCCTGATGCTGACCTGGTATATTCAACTTTTTGGCTACCGGGAAAGCAAACGTCAGCAGCAGCGCATCGCCCTTGCCCGGCGACCTACCCAGGCGCTCTTTGATATCTTCCTTCGGCTCCATGACGATCTTACCGTCCACCCTCACCTTGTACTCTGCCGCAGACAGGTCGTCTGCTGTCTCCTGGTCATCCAGCGCGCCACCGAGTTTAAGCCACGTCTTGCAGGCGTTGAACATCTCGCCCCGCTTATTCAGCATCTGCGGATCCGTCGATGCACCGCCGAACGGCACAAGCTGCCATGAGCGCCCCCAGCCGTCACCAATGGACTTGAGGCCGGTGCCGTATCCGAAGTCGATAAACACCGCGTCGGCTTTGTATTCATCCTCAAAGTCGGCGATACGCTTTGCCATAATCAGATCGTCGGTGGTCTTATTGCCGGTCCAGAGAACTTTGCTGTGCAGTCCCTGGCGAAGATAAATAACCGCGTCATCCACGCCGGAATACGCCGGGTCGACGCCGATAATCACGGGAGCATGCGCCACCTGCGCCGCGGTAACAACTCGCTTCATGGCCTCATCGGTCAGGCCAGTAGGGATAAACTGCAACTCTGATGCATCAGGGAATATCCCGCGTACGCGGACCTTCACAAAGTCGCTATCCTCGCCGTAGTCGTCCACCCATTTCTGCAACTGCTGCTTATTGGTGCCTTCGACGGTGCGGGAATCAATCTGCGCGCACTTCCAGCGGTGTTTGTACTTGCGGAAGCATTCCCGGAATCGCCCGGAATTGCGCGTCGGGTTACCAAAAGCCACCCAGATAATCTCTGTGTCTTCGTCCGTCAGCGCGCCTTCCGCCACCTCCCACACCAGATCGGCAATATTGGAGGCCTCATCGAATACGACTATGATGCGCTTGCGCTCGTTGTGCAGGCCGGCGAACGCCTCGGTGTTGTGCTCAGACCAGGGAATAGCGTCAGCGCGCCAGCGTTTATCGTGACCGGGATCGTTGCTGTACATCGCGGTGGCGGTGCAGGTGAACCACTCTTTCGTAATAGCCAGGTTCGACCATTTGATGATTTCCGGCCAGGTCTTGGTGCGCAGCTGGTTGTCGGTGTTGGCGGTCACCACCACCTTGCAGTCTTCACAGGTAGACATGCCCCAGTTAATCAGCATCGAGATGAACGCAGATTTACCGATACCGTGACCGGATGCACGGGCCAGCATCAGCGGCTGATGACGTGTTGCCGGGTTCTGCAGGTGATCGCGTATCTCGCGGAATGCATCAGCCTGCCATTTGCGCGGGCCGGTGGCGTGCGCCAGCTCTGTGCCATCCTCGCCCCACGGGAACGCATACAGCGAATAGCCCAGCGGGTCATACGTGAACGAGGCAATATCCTCGACGAGTTGCTCTTCCGGCGACATGGCTGCGGCTGTCATTCTTCACCACCAGCCTGCTCTTTAACGCGACGGCGGGCCTTCGCCATGCGGTCGGCAACCGTGACGGTGCCGGATACCTCAAGGCGCTCTTTGAACGCATTCACGTCGACGTGCTTACCGATAAGCTCGAGGTTCTTCACCTTGTCCGGCCATTTTATTTTCTTGAGGATGGTCTCTATCGAGGTCTCATCCATGTTCATGATGGTTGACGACAGGTCAAAGCCGCTGAGGGTTGTACGCCATATCTTAGGCCATTCGCGGATCGGCTTAAGGCTGCCGTCATCGTTCAGGATATCCAGCACATCCATCTGGTCGATTTCCACCAGGCGCAGCAGCACGTAATCGGCGCTGACGCGCAGTCGCTTGTTGCGCTCTTCCATGAGCTCAGCTATCCGTTTCTGAATGCGCTCATCGCGCATCATAACGCTGGCTTTGACGGCTGCTGTCTTAGGCGAAAACCCGGCGTTAATCGCCGCCTGAGTCTGATTCTCAGGGCATTTAGTGTATTCCTGGGCGTAAGCTTCCTGCATTGCCGTCAGCGGCTTGTACTGCGTGGATTTGCGTTTGGGGTCCTTTGGCATGGTAACTGCTCCGCAAATAATTACCGTTTTGGTAATAGTAACACGCAAAACAAAGCCGCCATAGTCGGCGGCCATTGCAATTTATTGCCGATATCGTGACATGTCACACTGGCAATTTAGTCTCATGCCAGCCACGCGTCACCCAGCATGCCGAATCACCATCGCACGGACACGACTCAACTGGCAGCGCATCGCCGCACTTCCCGCACTTGTTGGCACTGATTGACTTGATACGGCCACACACTCGCGCATCATCCTGGCGGATAAGCAACGCGATGTACTCGGCCATTTCGTACGGCGCACGACCAGGGCGCCTGGCGGCGCAGCTTCGCGCCAGCATCTCCATTTCCTGCTCATCCAGCACCAGTTCAATTTTACGATTTCCGGCGGCGGACTGCCGCGCGCGCTGCGCGGCTTTGCGTTCTGCGGGGGATTTAGGCATCAGTTTAACTCTCCAACTCGGCCTTCAAAGCAAATGTCATCGTAATATTTAGCTTTTTCCTTAGCGTCGAAATCAGCCTGTGAAATCTCTTCCACGCGGAAAACTATGCCAACGATTCCTGTGCACTTGTTAACATATTCCCCTCCGTCTTCAAGCGAGTGCTCGATTAGCATATCAACCGTATCTTTTAGGCACAGCAGCGCACACTTCAGGTCTTTAAAATAACGATGCTCTGTCATGCATGAAGTGACGCGGTAAGTCAGTACTTTAGGCCCTTGCTCGCGACGTTTCTGCTCTCTTTCGATCGCGTTGCGCATATCAGCAAGCTCGTACTCGTTCAGTTTTGTATAGTCCATCACCTCACCTCCTGCGGGGCGGCTGGCAGCGGCATCCAGTGGGTTATTTTTTCTGAATTCCAGCACTGCCAGTGACCGTACATAGCATGATGAACTCGCCTATACATTCCGTCGAATGTGAGCACAGATACATCATTCTCCGGCATACGCTCGCTTACCGGAATCCATCCTGCTAACTCAGCGCAGATTCTTCCCATAGCTTTGCAGCCAGAGCATTCGCAATCTGGTCGATAGCCGTGATCGATTGGGCTTTGCGCCGGAGAGCCGATGTTTTGCTCCGGGCGGAGTCCAGAATGCACCGGAGAGTTACCAGCCTGACCGCACGCACAGCGCGTGATACCCATTTCGCCAACAATCCACCCTTGATCACTGCACCATTCGCAGCTGCGCATGCCCTCGATAGCCATAATGCGTTCATCGTCGGTGGGCCCTTCCTTCCGCCATACTTCACGCTCAGCCTTAAGCGACAGAGCAAGATACTGCTCCATCGATGTTTTGGCTCCGGCGATGATTTCATCCAGCACATCGTCGGTCAGTTTTTTGTCTGGTGCTGCTGGAGTTATTGCGGTGCCGGTTGACGTTTCCGCAATTTCCCGACAATTGTTGGTTGACGAATTCGCGTTTTCCCGACAGTTGCCAGCCTGGAGCATGGCGGCGCGGCAACGCTGCCATACGTACCAGTAAGATTCACGCCATGCGATGTTGTCTTCCTCTGACGCCTCCGGGGACCGATCGAAAGAACAATCTGACGCAAACCAGGAATCGAACAGTTCTCGCAATTTGATATCATCTGGCACTACCGGCGCTGTCTGCGCGTGGCGATAGAGCTGGGTGCCAACAGGAAGCGCCCTGTCAATTGTCGACGTGTCATTGCCTGGGCGGTTAGATAAAACTTCTGCCACAGGCTCGCTGTCCATTGCGGCCAGCGCCATGCGGGCTAGATAAGATGCCTCACCGCACTGAACGTGATCGGTTTCAATAATTTCGAGTAACTGCTCTCTGGTTATGGTTGATTTGGTCATTGGTTGGCTCCTTCTGCCTGATACTTTTCGAACCAGAACACTACCGGGTCAGGTTTCATTTCAACCAGCCCCATGCGAACCAGCGCCTTTCCTTTCCCGGACACCAGGAACTCTCTGCGCCCATCGTCGATAATTCGGCGATAGTCATCCAGGCTATTGCAGTGCTTGTGCAGATTGCATGGATGACATGCGGGAACCATGTTGTTGATGTCGTCTCGCTCCTGATGAAGCATCTGCCCGTCGAACCGGATAACAGGCTGAACGTGGTCAGCGTGCCATTTGTCGCCAAGCTCACAGCCACAGTAAGCGCAGCGCCCGCCAAACTTCATGCGCAGCTCTGCGCGCTGTTTTTTGGTCAGTGCCATCACTCAGCCTCCCACTTGATGCCAGCGGCGGTCAGCATATCTTCAATCTCCCAGCGCGCATAAACCGGATAGCGCTCGGAACCATCGCAGCAGCGGTCTTTCTCGCTGTGAGATACCGCTACATCATCCCAGTAATCGTCTGGCGCATGACCGGCCTGAATCCAGATTAAGTGAGCGTGTGGCTTCGGCAACTTCACGGTGCGGGACTCAATCTGCTCGATAAGCTCGGTCAACTTCCCCGCCACCTCAACATGATGTCTTTCACGTTCAAGAAGAGCACTGCCTACTTTTCCTTCCAATAATTCGGATATTCTTTGTTGGCGTTCAAATGACTCCTGAGCCAGACCGGCATTCCACTCACGTAATTCCTCGATGTAGCGCTGCGCCTTCTCCAGCGCCTCTACCAGCGCATCAACGTAGCCAGCGGCACGGAGGGCAAACTCTGTGATTGATAGCTCAGCGTCAGTTTCTTTTCCGTAGCTTTCGCACTCCGATACAACGGCAAAATAGTCGGAGTCGATTTCGTTATCTGCCAGATGGCGTAGCAGGTCGGCTGTCTGCTGCCCGTTTGCAATCAGCAATTCGTGGCTCTGCGCCAGTTCGGTGATATCAGTTGTCATGCTTGGCCTCCTGCTTGATGAGCGCCAGCCCATCCTTGATAAATGCGTGGTATTTCTTGCCTGTAAGCGCAGGTTCAACCAGTGGCGTCAGTGGCAGCAGGACCGAAATAACTTTTGAGAATTCTTCAAATCCGATATCGAATTTCTCGTATAGAAGCTCATCAAAATCAAAACCATCATTCCGCTGCTCGTCGGTGATGCCATACATAGCGCTCAATAATTCTTCAATATCAAAGTAGTCGATGCTCATTTGTCGGCCCCCTCGCGCACAGCCTGCACTACTGCGTCGCTATCATTGGCATGCTGCTCCAGCCAGTCGACAAGAGAGCCAAGGCCGGTTACGGCAGGATTATCAAGAATGCTGTGGAAAATGAATTTCGCCTCATCAGCCTTAATCCCGGCTACGATGCGATCGGTGGCGGGGGTTTCGACCTGCCACCACAGCAGATGCATCTTCGGCCCCTCAAAAGCGCCATCAGACTCATAACCACGCAATTCCTCCGATAGACAATCGTTCATAGCTTTGATTGACATATTCTCCGCAGCCAGTTGAGCATTTTGGTCTGCCAGCATATTCCCGGTTTTTATGGCGGCATCCAGTGAAGCGCTGCAAATGCGAAACTCTTTCGCCAGCTTCAGGAACTTCTGCTCTCTTATCGACAGCTCGCCTGCGCTCTCCAGCGACTGAATGAGCTCGTTTACTGTTTCGATGTTCATGCCGCCACCCACTCGATCGCCAGATAAGCCACATACAGGACGGCGACGATTGCCACCCACCCAATGATGTTTGCCACCATCACGAACAGCAGCAACGTGCGCCGGCTGTAATTCACGAAATCAAAGTCCATACTTACCCCCGCTTACCCGTTTAACTTATTGATTCATTTGATATCTATCAGGATCGTCGATTCAGAACTCTTCGACCTTCCACCCGCCGCCCGCTTTGGCCGGAAGTTTCGTTACCCCGATGATCCGGAATGGATACTGGTCTGCTGCGACTTTGGTTTTCACCCTGGCATCGTCGGTCCAGTAACCCCCCTTCACTTCGTGCATTTCCAGTTGGCCGTTTGCCAGCATCACGGCGAAATCCGGCGTGTAGAACGTGTTATCAGCCAGCCTCAGCTTGATTCCTTCAAACCGGTACCAGGCGATTTCCCCGTAGCGCTTGCGCAGTTCGAGGTGCTGGCAGTAAGCCGTCTCGGTTTTATTCATCTGCCCGGCTTTGAGTCTCCCGAGCGCCTGCAATGATTTCTTCATGACGCTTACCTTATTGGTAATATAAATCTATATTCAGATCGATATCAATAGTCTTGCGCATATTTTATTACCATTTTGGTAATTTTAAAGGCGTAAAAAAATGCGCTACTGCGCTGTTGCTTACCTGACCAGTCCTGCTGCCTTCCCTCGCCGGTATTCCTCCATCAGCCACTGGGCCGGGGTTATGCCTCCGAGTGTCGCCGAGTTGGGCATACATCCAAAACTTCGCCCGGGTGGATGGTAGGCATTACCGCCGGTGTCAGGTGGTGTGCTTATCGGTTCCGGCTTCTCCTGTATGCTCAGTACCGGATCGGGTATCTGCTGCCCTGACGCTACTTTTTCAGCCCATTCATCGAGAAGCTTTCGAGCGTGCTTTTCGACTTCTGCCTCACTCAGCTGACGCTGATACATAGCCCGCCGGGTATCGCACACAATCCAGTACATAACCGGGTGACGCCACGGGAACCGCTCAGGTCCGCCAGGCTGCAAACTCTTCTCACGGGAGTACCGGTGAAATTCTCCCATCACATCATCGATACTGACGCCCAGCACCATCTTGCTGTCTTTGCACCACTTGATGAACTGTCCTGGCGATGGCCAGAACGGGGAAGCGCTGGCGCGGGCGTGGCGCATCCCTGCCGATACCTGCTCTCTGGTGCGGATCCCTCCCTCAGCGAATGCGGCAATCCACTGCTGCTTTGCGGCGGTCTCCTGCGCTGGTGTCTTCAGGTTGGTCTGTTCTGCTGCCGGGAATAGCTGCTTGAGCTGCTTAAACAGGGCATCGACAAGGCGTTCGGCGGTGATATTCACCACGCTATCACCTGAATGCTGCTGGTCTGATCCTGCCATTCTGGACAGCGCTTCCCCGTCGCGGTTGTTGATTGCGGTAAATACGTTATTCACAGGAACTCCTTCCATGCCTCTGGACTGTTCCAGTGCGGTTCGTTGCCTTCCTCGCTACGGGAACTCTTCTGCTTCAGCTCAAAAAGCCCCTTCCACCCGTTAGCCATGCTCTGCTGGACAATCAGCATCTGTACCTGATGATCACCCCCAGACAGGTTAATCAGATTGGTGATCGCCGCCCCCTCGCTCCGTTCGGTTGGCGCGTAGGATTTAAACCGCATTTCTGACCTGTAGGCCTTCCACTCCTCCCAGGCTTCAGCATTGAGCTGTTCAGGATACGGATATGATTTTTTAGGCTCCCTCCCCCTTGGGGGGTTAGGGGGGGTTTTATCTTTTATATCTTCTCTTCTCTTCTCTTCTCTGGTCCCATTTTTGTCCGCTTGCGATGCGGACATTTTGCGGACATTCCTCTTTCTATCTGCGTCCTGTGCGCGCCGTTTTGCGGACTGCCCGTTATGTGCTTCAAAGCGCGGCATTACTAGGCTTCCTCCGTTTTCTTCCAGCCATCCAACAGCCATCATTGCCCGGGAAAAGCCAGGGAATCCGATCAGGTCGTCAAGAGTCTCAGCACTGTAACCTTCGAGTAATCCATCTTCTGAATGGACATCAAAAAGACACCATGCGGAATGTAGTCCGCCAACTATCCGCAATCTGTCCGCTTTCAATGCGGACGCCATTCGGACAACTTTTGGGTGCGTATGCAGATCTGCACGCATCTTGATCCAGTCACCGGCCATCAGGTTTCCTCCTGCGCATCTCTTAGCGCATTAACAAACTCACTCCGATGCCGGTTAGCGCTTTCAAAAGCACATTGCACGCAGGTGCCATTAAGAACGTATCTTTCTGACAAGTGTCCATTGCGGCATTTCTTGCCGGTATAAAAACGGTTAAGGCCGGACTTCGCCGCCTCCATTCTGGTGACAATTTTCACAAGCGATGCCTCCCCCTTTTGGTTATTGATATCGGTAATTTTGCATCAAGGCGAAAAAAGATCAACCGTATTCGGATAAATATTACCATTTAGGTATTGAGAGGATGCCAGGAGCCGCCGGGGGTGGCGGCACAGGGGGAAGGAAAGGAGATCAGAGGTCGCAGAAGTAGAGGACGAGGTCGTTTTTATTCCGGGTCCATTCTCGGGCCTTGCACGCTTTAAACAGTCCATCCATCAAACGCTTGCGTGGCATCTTGCGACGCCCGGTGAGATGGGTCTGAATGTAATGGCTGGTCGTTCCAGCTTCCGCAGCAAACGCATCGCGCTCAGCGGGCGACAAATCAAGCCAGCACTTTTTGAAATTAAATTTATTTTCTTCGCTCATAGTTTGCTTATCTCAGCCTGTCTATTCATGGGTAAATTATTACCTTTCTGGTGAATAAATCAATGATTATTACCATTTTGGTAAGTTTACCTTTATGGTAATATTCTATTAAATTTAATCAGTTAGGTAATAATTGCAGGCAAAACATAATAGACATGAAAAGCATCTACGACATACGACGTGATAACCTCAACGAAATAATCCGGCAGAACTTCGATAACACGCAGTTGAGATTCGCCGAAAGGATTAAGAAATCGCAGAACCTGGTTAACAGGTGGTGTAAGGGTACGAAAAACATCGGCGGCAATGCCGCACGCGAGATTGAGGCTTTCGCAAGGAAGGAACGTTTCTGGCTGGACATCGATCACATGTCTGATGCACCCGCGCAGCTCGGGCTCCTTAACCCGGATGAATGGAGCGTGGAAAAGCAGGCATCTTTCACCCTCGGACTCTGGATGGGTTCGCACCCGACTCTGAACTCTGAGAAAAAAGTCTCTGACGCTGCCGGTATTGGCCAGGCCACCGTTAACCGCATTCTGAACTGCGACGGAAGCACCAGCATCGGCGTACTGCATGCGATAGCGCGTGCCTTTGGCAGAGAAGCCTACGAGCTGATTATGCCGTCTGACGCGCGCGGCATGATTGAGTATGACCACCAGGCTTTCGAAAAACTTCCGCAGGAAGAGAAGAACAAGATCACCGCGTTCATTGACTTCATTTTCAGTCAGAACAGAGAAAGCTGATCTTCTGATACTCCCCGCCATCCGGAGGCATGATTCTTACCGCGCCTCGCAATTACCATTTTGGTAATATTTTTCTCATCACCTCTATTGACATAATCATTTTTTGATCGGATTATTACCTTAAAGGTAATCAGGACTCGTATTAATTACCCGAAAACCACCGCCGGTGGCTTTCTTATACGCCTGATTATTACCAAACGGTAATAGAGAGGTTTGTATGCAATGGCAAATCATTAACGGCTGGTACTGCGTCACGGCTTGCGGACTGATGAGCTGGAAGTTTCGCACGCTGCAGGAAGGTCTTCGCTGGGCATTCACAGAAAAAGATGCCCACGAAGTCGATCAAAAAATGGGGATGGGTAAATGAGCGAATCAAAAGAGTTGGTTTTGGTAACACTGCCAGCAGCGGCAGAACTTGAGGCGGCATTCATTAGTGATGACTACATCAATAGCCTTATTTCTGACATACGCCAGAAAGCGACGTCAGTCGTTGGTGACGTAAATACGGTTAAAGGTCGTGGCGTTTATATCAGCATGGCTTCAACCGTCCGCCGCACAAAAACGGTAATTGATGATGCCGGGAAAGCGCTGGTTGCAGAAATGAAAAAGCGCCCGGCACTGGTAGATGCGAGACGTAAAAAGGTTCGTGACGCGCTTGACGAACTGGCTGTTGAAATTCGTAGCCCAGCAACTGAATGGGAAGAAGAAAAGGCCCGTCTGGATGCTGAAGAGGCTGCAAAAAAAGCAGCTGAAGAGTTGGCAGAAAAAGTCGAGCTCGATCACGAGATGGCGCTGTTGATGAATAAAGATATCGACCGCGATCGTGCCGAAAAAGCAGCAGAGGCAGAGCGCCAGCGCATAGCACACGAAGAAGAGATTAAGCGTCAGGCTGAAGAAAAGGCGAAACGTGAAGCGGCAGAACTGGCGCAACGTGAAATAGACGCGATAGCTGCCAGAGAGCGCGAGGCGATTCTGGCGAAGGAGCGCGCAGAACGTGAGCAGAAGGAAGCCACAGAAAAGGCTGAGCGTGAAGCAAAAGCCGCAGCAGAAAAAGCAGAAGCCGACAAACAGGCAGCTATCGATGCAGAACGTCGCAAGGCTCAGGAAGAAGCCGATCGAATCCGCCGTGAAGCCGAAGAAAAAGAGTCAGCTCGCCTGGCTGAGCAGAAACGCATTGCAGAAGAAGAAGCGCGGCGCGCAGCTGATAAAGAACATCGCCGCACAATCAATCGTCAGGCAATTACTGATCTTATTGAAAACGGGCTTACACAGGAAATGGCGGAGAAAGCATTGATCGCCATCGCCAGTGGGAAAGTATCTGCGGTCCAGATCAAATACTGAGGTGGCTATGAATACTCAACAGCAACGCAATCTGCAAAAAATCATGGCCGGTTTCGACAGCGACTATCGCATCGCCGAAGTGTTGCATGCCAGACAGGTAGAGCTTCAGGAAACGCTTAAGACTGAATACCTGATCCCGGCATTCGACAATCTGCGCCGCGCCGGGGTCCGCCAGGACATCATCAACGCTGCACTTGAAAGCGTGGAGTTTGAAGAATCACTGGCGGCATTCATCAGTGAACTGACCGGGATCGTTGGCAAGTGGGATCTGGCAGACCAGATCGACAGCGCGAGGACAGCGGCATGAACCCAGGTATCTATTTCGACATCAGCAACGAGGACTACCACGCCGGCGACGGCGTGAGTAAGTCGCAGCTGGATATGGTTGCAAAGAACCCTGCCCTGCTGAAATGGGTCAAGGCAGCGCCGGAAGATGAAGAGAAAAAGTCCGCGCTGGACATGGGTACAGCCCTGCACTGCCTGCTGCTGGAGCCAGAGGAATTCGATAAGCGCTTCATCATTGCACCAGCATTCAACCGCCGGACTACCCAGGGTAAAGCAGACGAAGAAGCATTTCTGAAAGATGTATCCAGGCAGGGAATGACGGTTATGACCGCCGAGGAAGGCCGAAAACTTGGCCTGATGCGCGAAAGCGCCATGGCTCACCCGGCGGCGCGCTGGATGCTGGAGGCGCCAGGCCACTGCGAAGCATCGATGTACTGGAATGACGATGAGACCGGCGAGCTGTGCCGGATCCGCCCGGATAAGTGGCTCAATGAGCACAACGTGATCGTCGACGTGAAGAAAGTGGCCGACATGGAACGCTTTGCACGGCACATCGAGGAATTCCGGTACCACGTCCAGAACGCTATGTACTGCGAAGGCGCGCAAAAAGTTACCGGAGAAGTACACGGATTCTTTTTCCTGGCCGTCAGCGAAAGCATCGACTGCGGTCGCTATCCGGTGCGCGCGTTTGAACTTGATGCACCTGATGTTGATACCGGAATGGCGCTGTTCCGCCGGGATCTAAATACCTATCACCAGTGTCGCCTGTCAGACGAATGGGGCGGAGTGGAAATTATTAAACGCCCTGAATGGGCACGCAAACAGGATCTGTACGTATGAGCAACGACATCACAATCACTTCTCAACCAGGCGCTACCGTCGGCACCGCGGCGGCAATATTCAGTCCGGAAGGTATCAACCAGTTAGTACGCTTTGCTGAGCTGATGTCCCAGAGCCGGGTTACGGTTCCGGCGCATCTTGCAGGGAAGCCGGCAGACTGTATGGCTGTAGCAATGCAGGCTGCGCAGTGGGGAATGAATCCTTTCGCTGTAGCGCAAAAAACCCACGTCATTAACGGCGCGCTGGGTTATGAAGCGCAACTGGTTAACGCAGCCATTACCGCAATGGCGCCAACAAAGGATCGCGTTCACTTTGAATGGTTCGGCCCATGGGAGAACGTGATCGGAAAGTTCATCGAAAAAACAAACGACAAAGGGAAAAAGTATCTTGCACCTGGATGGTCAGCAACAGATGAAAAAGGATGCGGGGTAAAGGTTTGGGCAACGCTGAAAGGTGAAAGTGAGCCTCGAGTCCTGGACCTGTTACTTACCCAGGCTCAGGTTCGTAACTCAACTTTATGGGGGAGCGATCCAAAGCAACAGTTGGCCTATCTCGGTGTTAAGCGCTGGGCTCGCCTTTACTGCCCTGATGTAATTCTCGGAGTTTACACGCCTGACGAGTTACAGGAGACCGCGCCGCGCGTAGAGCGTGACATCACGCCACCAGCAAGAAACGCCGCTGGGATGAACTCGCTCATCAACGCTAAGCCTGATCAGCAACCGGAAGAACGAGCCAGAAAATCTGATGACCGCGATCCGGATGAAATGCTGACAGCCTTCACTGATGCAGCAATGAACTACAACACCATTGCCGATCTTGATAAGGCATATAAATACGTCGCTAAAAATCTGGTTAACGATGATGAGCGTCTGTCGAAAGCAACCGACGTCTACACCATACGCCGCGATGAACTGAACGAAATCCCGATGTAAACACCACCGCGGCGCCGTGGCGCCGCACTGAAACAGGAGAAGAAATATGAAAGGTGCATTAGGCAAAAAGGAACTGCTGGCGGTGGTGCCGTTATCAATGAGCACAATCGATCGCCTGGAGAAGATCGGTCAGTTCCCTAAGCGCTGGTATATCACTGACAAGCGCTGCGCATGGACTCAGGAAGAAGTTGAAAAGTGGCTTGATGAACGAATGGCTGCCAGCCCGGTAGAGTTTGGCGGAAAAAAGCCGCCAGTTGAACAGCGAGTATTTCGCCCGGTAGGTAACGCTGCGTGATGTCGCTGGCGCAGTGCTGGAAAAGGTGGTCAGGATGGTTTTACTACCTGGCCGCCGTATCCGCCTGGCTTTTCCTGCTGGCGGTAATCTTTCGAGAAGGCTGGACAAAATGAACCGTATTGAAAAATATCACGCTCAGTACGCTCCGCAGCGTAGAGCATCAAAGGTCATCGCTGTTACACCTGCAGCCCTTGCGTTTGAACAGAGAGCGATAGAGCGCGAAAACAAAGGCCAGTATCGCCTGGCCGCCCGCCTGTGGCTTGAGGGTATGGAGGGCGCGGCCCGGGGGGGTTCAGCTCAGC